CAGCGTTGAGCGTCGCTCCTGACCAGGCGATACATCTCAACCTTGCCTGGTGTCAGGACGTAGTAAATTGGCTCAATCTTGCTGCCGAACTGGCCCTCGGGGTTTGGCGTAGAACGCAACTGACGCACAGTCACCTGCTCAACGGTTTCGCGGCCTCGCTCGTAGCTTACTTGCCAATTGATAACATCAGCCCTTTTGATGTTCATGAAATAGGGATGACGCCCATCATTCATCTCATCGAAGAAATTGTTTACACCATTTTCCGGCATCATGTCTACCATGACGAAGGTGCCGCCGTCGCGAAGCGCATACTCATCGCACAAGGTCAAAAAACTCTGAATGCTTGAGCCTTGCAGATCTACGTTAGATTGATGCTCTTCCAGTGTGCCCGGAACATCAATCATTTGGAATCGACTGAGAAGGCCTGCGTAAGACTTGATTGCGTCCCGGTACATGGGGGCATAGGTTGCCCTGGACAATCTGGCTAGATACGCAGTATGGGGCTCCGCCGGCTCCTGGTGGAGATACTTTGCCTTACACTCTCCGTGCCCCTCCCCATTGAGTAGCGTCCAGCAGTCGTAGGCCTGTTCGAGCTGCGGCAGCAGGCGCACAAGCTCTGGACGGTGATAGCTAACGAGGGAAGGGTCGTTGGCCGGGTGGTTGATGCCGTGTGTCATGGCTTTCTCAGCGATGATGAGCGTCGCGCTCCGAATGTTTAAAGTACCGGCGGCGTCTCGCACACCCGTCCTATTAGTTTGCCTGAGCAACAAAAAAGCCCCTTACGGGGCCTGGGTATCTCGAACTCATATTAAGGCTACCTACCCTTTGGACGTTTGGGCACCCATGTCTAGGTGATAACGACCGGTTTGAGCGTAGGTCCGATCCGGCGTAGTGTCGAGCCTGGCAAAACGAAGCTGACCAATCAACAGGCCTTTATACAGAGGAAGTGAGTGGTAACGGTTCAAGTTGGATAGCTCTAGCGTTACCTGTCCATAAAACCCAGGATCGATATATCCAGCCAGGGCATGCTCGTAACCTTCTCGACCCCTGCTGCTCTTCAGCTGAAAGATGCATTCGAGGTTTTCAGGAATTCGAATGATCTCCTCAGTGTAAGCAAGAACAAACTGACCAGGCGTCATGTTGTAGGTGCTTTTGTCGATAAACTGTTCGACCCAGCCATCTCTAGTCTCGACTTTGATGTAATCACCAAGCCTGACGTCATAGCTGGCGGGATTAACCTGTTCGGGCCTAAAGGGGGAGATCATCTCACGCCTGTTGGCTAATGCAGTGATCTGGTGGTCAACGATTGTCGGCATCGAGCTTTTTGCCCTCCTGTTGTTTGCGTAGTCTTAGGTAGCGCACCCAGGCGCCGGAGACGACATCGCAATCAATGTCGCCCTTGAAGTGATACTTTCGCTTTACCTTCTCTGAGTAGAAGATGAAGCGGGCCCTGAATTCCTCCAGGGCCTCACTTAACTCGCTCATACTTTCCCTTCCCGCTCTTCTGCTTCGGCCTTAGCGATGCAGCTTGCATTTGTGCAACCAGCCACGCTTTCGATCGACCATTCAGAGCTGTCGTACTTCTCCAGAATAGCGAGCAGATCTCGGTCGTCGGTTTCGGCAACTACCTGTCGGGGCAGGATGGCCAGGTCGTACTGCTCCTTGGAGATAGGTTCAAAGGGCAGGCGAGGGAAGGTGCCGCCGGAGACATCGAAGCGAGCCAGCAGAGCCGCGCTAATGTATCCACCATCGTTTTGAATGTCCTCGTAGATTGCCTTGGCCAGGTCTTCGATCTCATCATCACGCAGCTCGATGGTTGCGGAAGTGTTGTGATCTGTATAGAAGTTCTGGACATTCATGTAGATGCCCCACTGAGCGAGTACGGGCAGCTTGGCTAGATCGAATTGATCGACACCAGGAATGTTTGCCCAGGACACCTCGGTAGGAATTTCTACCAGAACCTCGTGCACACGGGGATCAGAGATGTCGTCCAGAAGGTTGCCCTCATCGTCGCGAGCACTCTGGGCGGGGATGACGTTGTAGCCGTATTCAATCAGAGCGGGCACCAGGGGGTCGTTGACGCCCAGGGTGATGCGGCGGATGAAGCGTTGGGCCTTGGGCGGATGCCAGCCACTGGAGGCGCCTGTGAGCAGGCTCTTGGTGCCTGCAGGCTGCACGGTGGTGATGCGGTTGGGAGTGCGGATACCGTGCTTGGAGCAATAATCCTTCACGCCACGGTGAGCGGCTTCACGGAAACGACGCAGGTAGTCTTGCTCGGCTGCGTTGTACATCTTGTCGGCACGGCCACCAGCGGGGCGACCAGCCATCATCCACTCCAGCCAGCCATAGCCGAAGGCGTGCATATAAAAGTCGAACAGTCCTGTGAAGCTGACGCCCACGATGGGATCAATTTCACGACTGTACTGGTACCGCTCGTGCACGAACTTGTGCTGGAGCAGGGCAGCTACCTGGAGGCCAGCAGCATAGAAAGCCTTGTCGAGGCCGTCGTAGTCGCTGGGGTCGATGGTGTTGAGGTGAACCTCTGCAAGGTTGCAGTGGAAGTCACGGCCAACAATCTCGCCACAGGGATTCAGGCCGTAGCGATCCATACGGTGCTCAAGCTCCCGCTCGTCCAGTTCATAGCGCCCCTGGGCCTCCTTCTTCAGTTGCGCCTTGGCTGCGTCACGGCCGGCGTTGGTGTAGGCAAAGAGGAAGCGCTTGCGGGCGGCAGGGGTGTCTAGCAGGTCCGCATTGGCGCGAGCGACTGCCTCTGGCACGTACTGAATAGCACCTTCACCCGAATGAAACTGCAGTGTTACCGCATCAAAAACCTCCTGGTAGGTCGGCTTGGTGTGGTAGCAGCGGGTGTGGTTAGCCATCCGCAGTGCTTCTTTCTTGGGGTCTACTCGCCAGTTGCCTTCCTCGTCCTGACTGTAGAGGCCGAGCTTCGCCGTTGCCGCTTCGCTGTCGTCTTGCGAGAATTGACGCATACCCGCAGAACGGCGGATGTTACCAGCAACAATGCAAGTAGCAGCTTCATCAATCAACAGGCAGGCTTCAACGGTAGTCAGCTGGCGACCCACAGCGGTGTTCAGCAGGTCTACAACCTTGCGGAACATCTGCTCCAGTTTGATGGGGTTGGCGGTTCCGCCAAAACCCTTCAGACGCTCTCCAGCAGGGCGCACCTGGCCAAGGTCCAGGGTCAGGTCCATCTCTGGACGACCGTAACAAGCAGCATTGATCACGGCCTGGTAAGCATCCATCCATCCCTTACGGCTGTCGCCGACGGAGATCATGATGCTGGTTTGGTCGGAAATTACGTGGGTGCCTGGGCTGCCAGGGGCGTCGCCGACGGGATTGACGCGGACGATGTTGAGTTTGGATTTAATGGGCGGCAGCTTGTCGATCACATCCTGCTCGAGAACAGCGCCAGTGCCAGATCCCTGCATAGCAAGATCAACCAGCAGGCCAAAAGCCTGAAGGTCTTGGATGTGGGTAGAAGTGCAGTTGTAGTAGCCAGAGAAGTTCTCGGGCTTCTTACCCCATTCGGTACCAGCGACCCAGAAGGCACGACCAGAAGGGAATGCATGCTGCGCGAGGGCCTGTTCCTGAACGATGGCCTTCTCCTCTGGAGTGAACTTGCCAATGTCGGCAAGGTCGTCCGTCGTGCGGGTCATGGCCTCCTGGAAGCTCTCTCGGGTGCCATCCTCCTTGCGGCGGGAGTAAGTGCGAAGAAAGACCGTCTCGGCGCTTGGGGCTTGAGGACGGAAGTCGGACATATCTGGTTTTGAGACGCGAGGTTAGTATGCCTTTCGGCACAACCAAAGCATAGCATGAAAAAAGGACCCGGAGGCCCTTAGTCGTAATATTCGGTTACAACCCAAAGAATGAGTTGATGACGGGAGGCCCCTCTACGTGGACGTGAGGCCCTCTAGAAAGCCTTCCCGTGGAACCGCACTGAGAGACAACCTGGCCGGCCTGATAGAAGCCGTCGACGCCTTTGTAGTGCAAATGGCTAATGGAGATGGTGCCGACAAAAGTCTCCTGAGTAAAAACCCATCCCATGTCACGGCTCCAGTGAAATCTCCCGTAACCATTCCCCATGGCGCGAACCTCGGAACCAAGCAAGCAGGCCTGGTCGATTCCTTGATGGTGCGGGGATGGCTCCTGAATGACGGGGCCTGTGACTGGGAGGATGATCATCGGGCTAGTCTGGTAGTGTTTGGCAGTCGTTGGTACTCAACGGGATAAGTTTGATCGAAGATGCGGTTGGCGTCGAACTCGTCAACACCCTTGATAGTCGTGCAAACAACGAAGTCGCTGCCCTTGAGCTTGTAGAACACGAGGTAGTTGAGTTCACGTTGGCGACCAAAAAGGAACTTAAACATCGTAAATTTTTGCTTCAGGGCGAGAAGGGTTTTCTTGGATGAAGGCTTCAAAGGCCTTCGTGGACTGATCTTTGTCACAGGGACAATCCTTGTTTTCGCAGTCAGGGTTGTTGCAGGTCATGATTACCAAATCGTAAAGGGGACTTGAATACCAAGACCGGTATGGTGCGGCTTGGTCGGATCGGACGGTGGCTTAACCAGGATCTCAAAGTCCCCGAAGACTGGGACCCCGTCGACCGCTGAACTCGGGATTTCCTGGATAAAGGCCGGCGGGGGTGGTAGATCGTTCACCGCCCCTGACCTCTATACTTCTTGGATCCCTTGAGCGAGCCACGCTTGCGCTTGCCATCACCAATCGAAGTCTTCTTGCCGAAGTCTCCAAGCTTGTGGCCGTCGCGGGCGTAGGAGGCGCCTTTCTTGCGGATTGCGCTGTAGCTCATAGTTGCTCTCTCTCCCAGATGGGGATGAATTTGAACGGTGGGACCGGCCACCCAAGGGCGCCGAAGTCCTTCTTCAGTTTACGATGCATGGTCCAAGCGCACCAGAACATTTTTGCATTAACGTAATGAAGCTTGATCTGGGCCTCGACCCAGAGAGGCAGCAGGAGGGCATCCTTAGGGAACAGGATCACGAGAGCCGCCAGAAAGGCGTAGATGTAGAGGTGGGTCATACAGGGTCGTCTGCGAGGTTGTGAATGGTATAGCCAAAGGCCTCGGCGAGACCCAAGTGCTCCAGTGAGTAGATTAGCGCATCAACCTGAGTAGAAATGTCCAGGTCGTTACAGTAATCAGGATGCCCAACTACGATTTGCTTGGCGCCGTGACGGGGGCGGGCGACCCATTTGTCGCGGGAGTTGATGTTATAAAGCCAGCGAATCTCTTCGCATAACTTGGTGGCTTCAGGGTTTTTGAAGACTTTGGTCATTACCAGCTTGGATCATGGTATGTGCGTACTATTTCAACGCACTGTGGTAAGAGTTCGCGGGCCGTCAAGGTGGCATGGCACATTGAATATGCCTTGATGTACAGCTCGCGACGAGTGCCGTTCCCATCTTGGTAAACGACGGTGAAATCCTTAGTCATAAGAGGATCTCCTGGGTACTGGCCTATCATAGGGCTCTGCCCGCATTTAGCGCAACCGTAGCTTGATGCATCGTAATATGAGCACGGTTCCCGCCAATGCCGCTGTAGTAGCTGTAGGGGCCTCTGTAAGCCACGGAAGCCCACTCCTTGGCCAGGGAGTCCAGAGCGTACTGTAAGGAGCCTCCACCGAGCAGGTAGCGGCCAATCTGTGGACGCTTATGACTCAGTAGCGTGCAGAACAGCTTGTTTTGAACTTCATTGGTAAATTTCTCGGACCAGGCGACCTTCGACCACTTGACAGCCAGCTTCATGGTGGTAGGGATCAGCTGATAGCGGCCAACGGCGTATACGCTGCCCCGTTGAAGCCAGAGCACCTCTTCAATTGTCATCTGGTGGAACTCTCTACCAGTAATGCTCTTGATGCCTCCAGGAGTGTCTCCTGCACGGCCCCTGTTGACTGAGTTCCAAGTGCCTTCCCCTTTGGCGATCAGGTCAGCGATGGGCTGGCAGCGCTCTTCAAAAGTAGCCAATTGGACCTCCTGGGTTGGTGGCGGAAGAGATGGAGTCGAATGCGCCGTATTGAGAGGAAACAGCGCAGCGGTGGCAACTGTTGTTAGTCGATAAAACATTAAAGATCTCGGTAACCGACAAACACGGCAGGGGCTATACGCAAAAACCCAGGCAGGGCCTGGGCTTGGTGTAGCGTATCGTGCTCTCGGGTGGTCTAGCTGACTCGGATAGACCGTGCCAGCTCTGTGAAACCGCCTATTAGGTTTCCTTCGGCAACGATAGCCGGATAAGTGGGCCAATCTGGGTGTTTTTGTGACACTTCTTCATAATTGGCGCCCATTTTATCCAGAAGGAGTTTGGCACGCGAGCACCAAGGGCAGTCTTCGCGGGTGTAAACGGTGTAGGTCATTGCTGAGTAATTCGGTCGATGGCTTGTTTTGCTTTTTTCGGCGTTGGCCAAAGGCCCAGCCAGACGACTGTGCCCTTGATTTTTGCCGTTGCTAGGTAGAGTACCTCGCCAGAGGACATGGTTCTAGGAAAGACGCCGGCAGGTAGTTCATCCATGGCGCATGTCGGCGATACCGGACAACTTGGACTGAGGGACAAAGTAGCAGGGGCGACCTGTCGACTCGCGCCAATATTCACTGCGCTTGCCATCTGAACCCAGAATACAGCCCCTGATACGCTTCTGAATCCCAGACCCCGTTACGAGGACATAGATGTGATCGTCTTTGTCCTCCTTGTGGAGCAATAAGCAGCCATTGTCCCTTCGTGTTGAACGAACCTGAATGTTGTCTCCCACATCTGCAGTAATGCTTTGCGGGTTGTTAGCATAAGGAATCCAGTTCACGCCAAAGGCTCTGGCCACCAACATTTCAGCAGCGCACGATTCGATGTCGTTCCCCCAGAGATCCTCCGCCAAAGCTCCGTAGGGCTCTGGCCGGTTGGCCCTAATAGCCGAGATACGACGCATGATCCCGGCTTGAGCCGCGAAATAAAGATCAGAAGTTGTTAATTGCATCATACAACCACACGAATAATCGTTTGAGGCTCGACAATAGCTTCGTGAGCCTTGTCCGCCGACCTTGCGTTGTAAGCTTCAAGTGCTGCGATGATATTGTAACCTTTAACCCCGTCGGTGTTCTGAAGGTCACACTTGATACCATCCAGTCCTTGGGGTGTGACAATGTGGATGTTCTGAGCGGCTTTTGAAACATAACCAAGAGCCTCTTCGGAATAAGCATTGCTGCCTACAAGGGATGCGTTACGGGAGATGTAGTCGGAGACCATTGAGCAATGGATGTGACCACAAAGAATGTGCGTAATGTTGATACCCTTGGCAGCATACTTGCCGATCATGGCCTGAACCTTCTTCTGGTCCGTGGCATTTACCTGATGACCATGAATGCCAAGGAAGGTCTGATTATGTATTTTAAATACCACCTCGTTGGCATTGAAATCATGGAAGCGAATGGTGCGATCGTCAATTTCGTCAAAAACTGCTTCCAGCATTTTGAAGATTGTAAAATCGTAGTTGTCGGTCGCTACGACATCAACCCAGCCCAGATCTTTCTTGACTCTTGATTCGTTACCTGCAACGCCGAAGCAGTCGACGAAAAAGTCATTCAACAGATCCATGAGGAACTGCTTGTACAGGTGCACAGCCAGCAGGGTGGCCTTGGCACGATTGGTGCTCATTGCGAGCAGCTCATCCAGGCGACGGTCGCTATTCATTAGATCGCCACCGAAAAAGACGACAACCTTCTGAACGCCCATAGGGGCCGCGTATTGCTTGACCTTCTGAGCAAGCAGCTGCAGGCGCTTGGCGGCAACCTCGAAGTCGAACCTGTTAGTGGGCAGGTTGACTAGTTCATTGAAATGATTATCAGAAAGGTGAACAACAACAACAGGGGATTCGGGATCAAGAGGCCCACTGCGACGAGGACAGCCAGCAAGTGAGTGTCCGACCTCCTGCAGAAGTCGCAGAATTTCCTGACTATAGCCCTCAACTGCATTTTCAATTCTTGCATGTTCGCGAAAAGCTTTATTTGCTATACGATTCCTATCAGCATAGGCCTGATTGGACTTTGCTAGGCGAGCATTCTCGCTAATGATCTCATGGTCGACGTCAGCTGCGTTGATTTCAGTCTTGATGTAGCCGCGCAGCTGGTTGGGTTTAGCGAGGTACGGATGGCGCTCAAACAGCGCTTCTGCGGCACCCAGATAGGATCCTTTTTCCAAGTAAAGCTGAGTTATCTCATCCCTGAGATGACTGATCGGCGTAAGGCTCATTGGGGTCCTCGAAGGGGTTATCATTCAGTATAAGGTCAAGATGAGCAAGAACGCCTTCGCTGTCATCGATGATAACATTTGGGCGGACCAGCGCTCGAAGCTGCTGCATGTAGTGGGGCTCAGCAACCACGACAATAGACATGACGCTGTGAGGGGTTAGGTCTACTGCAGAGTAAAGCTCAAGCTCTTGAAGCCTTAACCTCAGCCATCTTAGCGCAGGATTCTCAATCCTGTCAAGCAATGGTGCCAAACGCTCCCTGATCATGGGGCGATGAACGTAGATACGAAGCAGGCGACGCTCGGCAGCCAAGCGTGTTTCTTGGTAGTCACGAGGCGACCACTCAGTCTCCAGCGCATTAAAGTCGGTGTTACCCCATTGCTTTGCAAGCTTGTCAGCCTCCTTGTCGCTGGAGCTTAAGACTCTCGCGGCCTTGTCGATGTAGTGAGTACGAAGAGCCTTTGAGCGAAGAGAGTCGATCAGTTGACGCAGTTTTTCTTCTACGTCGGTAACCATGGCCGTGTTGCTCTTGTCCAGGGCGGCAGCCCAGACATCAATCACCCAGTCAAGCCAGGATGGAGCGGATGCCAGGTAGTGATAAAGATCCCCTCCTGAACGGATAACTTCGTCCGGGTCCTGCCCTGAAGGAAGGGATGCGACGTTGATGTTAACCTCACCAGCCGTAGCCATTGGACCGGCGGCACTAATGAAGTGCTCTGCGGCTTTCTGCCCGCCAGCGTCTCCGTCGAAGCAGAGGATGAAGTTCTTGGCTATACCAGAAAGTCGCTTTAGTACAGCCTTCTCAGGAACACCGGTACCTTGCAGGGCAACCACATTACGTATGCCGGCCTGCCACATGCTGACCACGTCAAGGTGGCCTTCGACAAATACTAGAGAGCCGGCCTCTCTGGCTGCTTCCCTGGCGCGATACTCGTTGAACACCAGCTGTTTTTTCTGGAACTGATCGCTGTCGGCGCTGTTCTTATACTTGCCCGGCTGGTCGCCACATGCTCGGCCAGTCCAGCCGACCAAGTAGTTTCGATGGTCTCGAATTGGAATCGTGATACGACCAGCAAAAAAACCACTTGGCGCAAATCCCAGCTGAAACTCTTTAGCCGCGGCCTTCGTAATGCCTCGGTCCTTAAGAATCTGCCGAATCCGACCAGCCCTTGAATCGTGCAGGTTCTCTTCGTAGCGCTTGTTTTCAGCTTCGTTCTTCTCCAGGGCTGCCATGAATGCAGCCTTACGACGGCGAGCCTCTTCCGGATCCTCGTCATCAGTCTCAAAGCGAACGCTAAGGATGTCAGCTGCAATCTCGGCAGCTTCCCTCCAGGTAATGCCCCTGCTTTGCTGTAGGTAGTCAATCACATCACCTCCCTGGCGGCAGACGTGGCAAAAGCAGAAGCCTTTGTCGTCGTTGACCGTAAGGGACGGGTTGGTGTCGTCGTGCCAAATGCACTGAGTCAAAAACTCCCGCCCAACCCGCTTCAGCTTGGCGCCAGAAGCTTCGATGACGGACGAGAGTGGGGCTGCCTTGATGGCCTGCAGGGAGCGGGGGGTTACTGCCATAGGTTCAGAACAAAGAAGGTTGGAACCGACCGTCGCCGACGTCTTCCCAGCCTTCTAACAGGCTAATGTCCACGTCCGACCAGTCCATCGTAGCACACCCAGCGGCAGATAGCACAGCATCGACGGCCTCCCTTGGGATCCTTCCGCCGTTTCCGTTGAGATACAGCTCAATCTTGTCCAGATGCTTCTGCAGGTCGCCCGAGAGCTTATTCAGAGCCATTTCAGCTTGGTCTAGGTACAGGCCAGCGAAATTGACTTCAGAGGGCTCCAGGGCCTCTGTAGGCGTTGCCTGATCCTTCAACTCCAGAGGAGGGCCAGAACAGACCTTGCGCACTTCCTGCCATTCCTGCAAGGTAATTCCGAGGTTGGCCGCGATTTCGATGTCGGTACTACCACGGTACAGCAGCTTACGCCCCTTCACCCAACGCTCTCGCATCTTGTGGCTCAGGCGCATGGAATAGGTACGGTCGCGCACCCAGTGCAGCAGCTCGCCGCGAATCGTGGGAACAGCAAGGCTAGAGAACTTCATGCTTTTGCCAGTCACAGGATGAGGCCTGCTGGCATCGTACCTGAACGCAGCCTTGCAAAGACCTTCGAATGCGACCGATTCAAGGATCGAGTACTCGATACCGGTTGAGCGCTGTATGCGCCACGCTTCTCGTCTGGCTAGGTTCAGGTTTTCAGTTGCTAGCTTTTGCTGTTCCTTGTCTAATTTAAACTTGGCTGGCTTTCTAGCCATGTTCACAAAACAGCTAGTTCCAGTCTACCAGGCTTGATACTTGGGAACATTTGGCAAAACCCTGTCACCACGCCCCCAGGTAACCGATGTCATTTGAGGAGCGGAGCGCTGGCTCATGTAGTTGATAGCCATCGTCAGGGCGTCAACCATGTCATCGTTCTTCGATGCGGGGAAAAGCGAGAATTCATTGATGAATGCATCGAGCCAAGGAGCAGAGGCCGGCAGGTAAACATTACCAGCCTCTACTAGTGGAACGATGCCGCTAGCCCTGGCCTCTTTGCTCTTATCTGGCTTGAAACCAATCAGACCAGGGACCTTCTTGGACATCATCTGATAAACAGCGTAGCCACTAGCAGCAAGCTCAATAACAGTGCCAGATAAAGCGTGTCGTCCATAAAGCCTTGCAATCATTGACATTGTACCGACAACGTCCAGCTTTTCTCGGACGAGATCGAGCACGTAAAACTGATTTCCTGCTTGTCCAACGACAATCCCAACGACATAGTCGCTCTTATTGGTAGCCGTAAAGGTAGCGTCGACCGCCAGCATGACACGCTGGAAGTCCGGCATAACAGTGTCGTGGCTGTAATATTGCCACCAGTCAGGAGCAAACATATTGCCACCTTCCGGTGCCGGCCTCTGCTGGTAGAGGGATGCGAAGTCGCGGGACCCAACTGCTTCTCTGATTCGCTCCAAATCGTCCACGTCGTAACGCTGGGGGCAAAGCGCCTGGCCCACCTCGGTACGCCAGTCCGGGATAACCTCACAATGGGCTGGGAGAATAGGACGGTCGTCCTCCTCCTCGTAAAGAGCTGGAAGATCCACGATAGCCCAGTTTTCACGGCCCTTCTCCGATACATTCATTTCGTTTTCCAGAAGCTGGCCAATCATGTCATTTTCAGACCATCGAGTCTGGATAACAACGATTGCACCAACCTGAGGCTCAAGACGGGTATAAAGGGTGGAGGTGTACCAGTCATTGAGCTTCTGCATCATTCGCGGGCTTTCCGCGTCTTCCCTGTTCTTAACCGGGTCGTCAATGATAAGTAGATGGCCCGAGCGACCAGTAATAGCACCACCAACACCAGCTGCCCAGAGGCCACCATTTCCTTCAGTTCCCCAGGCATTTACGGCTTGCGAAGATGGGTTAAGAAGTCCGCCGGCCTCTTTGTAATACTCTCTGGCCTTACGGGAGAAGCCTTCAGCGAGTTCTGCGCTGTAGGAACTAATGCCCACATACCGATCAGGGTGAGCAAGTAAATAAGCAGCAGGGAGAAGTTGACTCGCAAGCAGTGATTTGCCGTGTCTAGGCGGGACCTGAAGTATGAGTCGATTGCATTCTCCGTCGATAACCTTCTGGAGTTGCTCGATGAGTGTAGCATGGAATTTGTAGAACTTGTACTGAGGGAACACCTTTCGGATGAACTTCCACAGAACAACTTTATTGCCATTCTGCTGGCGTTCAGCCTTGCTAGCTTTTACCGCCTTGACAAGATCCTGTCCCTGGGCCGCCTTCGCCAGATAGTCTTTACCGAGTTTCTGAGCCATGTCATTCGTCGAGTGGGATTCCGTCAACATCGGTTACGTCTTCAACCGTAACCTGCTCCAGCTCGGTCTCAACGACCTGCATAAGCTCATTAACGCCAAGAGAGGTTGCCCAAGCTTGACGGCCCTGCTCGCTAATGTTGGCGGCAGCCCGCATTAAGCCGGAGATGAGTGCCATCGGGATGTCCTCCCCTTCGGCATCTGCTTTCTCGATTCTCTTCTGGATGATCCTCATCAGGTCATTGCTGACCTCGACAAACTTCTCCGCCTGCTCTTGCTGGGTGACACGAAACTTTTCAATATTTTCCTTGTGACGCTTCCTCTCCATTTTATTGGCATCTTTCAGCGCAAGCGCCATCTGCTTCTGATCCCACTTGGCAGCGCGACGTTGCCAGTTGAAGCGATCGGCGTAGACTTGAATTGTATCTTCAATCACGCCATGGATCTCCGCCACCGCCTTGTAAGAGCGGCCAGAACCTAAATGCATGTAGACCTGAAATGCCCGGAATTCCTTGTCCGTTTCGTGCCTGCCTGCTTCAGCGACCCTATACCCTCTCCTGAAGTTGTAAATCGGGCCTGGATTGTATGGCGGCTTTGCTTCCGACCAACTACTGGGATCACTTGACACAACTGGAATCTCTCCTGCGGGCTAGTATTCCAAGGCATAAAAAAAAAGGCCCGAAGGCCTAGAGTAAACTTATCAGTACGACGATCAAGAAAAAGAACGCCGTCATCAGAACAACATTGAAGAATCCAGTCAAAAATTCTTTCAGTGCTTCTTTGTCATCTTGAGTCATCGCTTAATCTCACTAATAGCTTTGACAAGATTCATAATAACATAAGTTTTATCAAGATACTCACCATTACGATCTATTGGTGGTGGATTAACATCAAAGATTTCATCCCACCAGTCGGCAATCACATCGTACAGAGTTGGTGATTTGGTAGAAGATGAAACTACACCTTGCTTGACTGCTTCTCTAAATGCTTCTTTCAATCCATCAGCAACTTGCTCCGATACTGGTTGTCCTATGTTATTTTCCCAGACATCAACATCCCAAGGAGATGAGATATTCTTTTCGGGTTTCCAGTTGAATCCATCGTATGTGGTGTCTAACCATGGAGCATCATCTTTATCAGGTAGATTGTGTTCAGTCATTGATTGTTCCCTCATAAGAGTAATTCACATACAGATTGTCACCACCAATGTTTAGGTGATACATTTTGCCGTTGTTGAGATAGATGCCCAACCATACTGCACGTCCTTCCTCCATGGTCTCGTAGTGTACCATCTTAACATCCTCCAGCACAAACTCGTCTGGGTTCTTTACAAATCGTGTCATTTCTCAAGTCCTGCGGCAGCAGGATTGAACTTTACACAGAACGTGATTTTATAACCTTCAACACACTCTTTTGACTTAAGCAATTCATATTTGCGTTCATCAATTTCTTTTTCAAGTTGTTGGAGTTCTTTGTAAGAGAGGTTGGTGAGGTCAGTCATCGGTTTGTTGTGTATGAGTGTATTATAGACCAAAAGGAGACCTTGTGGGGTCTCCTTGTGCCAGTTGTTCAGGTGTCCCACACCTGAACCTCAAAGGTAATCGTAGTCAATCCTGTAGTAAAAACACCCACACTATCACGATTAAAAGTTACAGAAGACACTTTTGCTTCTCCGTTTTTTATCTTTTCAGCAATCTGTA